GTTCAATAGGCCACCTATTCCTATGTCTGCATTTTCTATGACATGTGTGAACTTAGAGTGGTCAAAGTTTTCAGGGTCTAGGCAGGTTTCACTTTCGTGACCATCTTCCCCATAAACTCGTGACAATCTTATCACTTCTCCACCATTGTCAAGTATTGTCTTAACCTCGTTTGGAAACCTAACGTCTGGGACGACAGCAAGCTCACTACCTTCGGCAAGAATTTTTTTGATCGTGTTGTCAGTCCAGATATTCGAATACATTTTACGCATGAGGTCTGTACCAAAATACTGCATAAACTCTCTGGCGGTCATTGGGCCTGCGGCGTGATATGTTACACCGAATGTCTTACAACCCATATCAACAGCACCCATTTGTAGCAGATGTGGATTGGTAGTAATCCCTGGCATGTCTTCCCATCCAAATTCTGTCAGCGAGTTTTTATCTTCCTCTGAGCCATAAACCTGCTCTGAACGTAGGTTAAACAGGTGAACTGCTAGACTCTTTAGCGTGTCCGCAAAACTGTACATCTTTACATGTTGCCACATTTCCTCTTCTGCATATTCCACAAATGCATCGTCAGTCCTGCCAACGTCAAATACTCCCCACCCCTTTTTACCAGATTGGTCAGATGTCTCAATCGCCAATTTACCCTTGGCGTCAACATTAAAATCTTCCACCATCCCCTGATCTTTTAGGACGAGTCCATGAAGCCAGTTCGCAGATGTGCTTTTGCCTGACTGTTTTTTACCAGAGATACCAATAATTCTTGTCATTTTTACTCCATGTTCAAAAGTGTTGATTGAAACTTATTTTTTGTTCTGACTTTCCAGTTTTGATACCAATTTTGTATCCTCTGGGTTGTCTCTTGAATCCCCTGCTTTTCTATATCTTTATAAACCCTTGGTAGGTCTTCCCAGTATTTTATTTTTGGTATAGGAGAGTCATACCCATATATTCTATTATGGTATTCGAAGTCAAAATACTCTACAATGACGGGGATCGATTTCGACTCAAGGATCTCACACATTCTAAAAACTTCTGGATGACAACCTCCCATAGGACAGGGACACAGGACCGATTTTGAATATATTTCAACCTGATTGTCTACAGAGATTATATCATCTGACATCCAGCCAGATGATTCATGCACAAAACAATCGCCCATCGTTTGCATGATTTCTATAACTTTCTTTCTGTCATTTTTTAGACTACCAATAAATGCAGTCTTATATACCTTTTCGGCGTTTTTAGCTATTGGATTGTCTAAGAATCCATTTTGCCAAAATATTGGAAGATGTGTTACATTATTACAATCAAATATTGGATTCCAATAATTTCTAAAAATAAGGCTAGCTCCCCCGTAATACTGTTTAGTAGCTGCCCTTGTATCTATACCATTTCTTATTTGTGGGTATTGCATCCAACCCCACTCATTTGAATGATGAAACAAAGAATATGGACACTCCAGCTTTTTTACAAAATTTGCTATCTGTAGTGGTACATACTCATTCATAGCTTGATAAATTATCAAGACCCTACTGAATGATTTCGGGTCGTCGTCAATGCTTTTAATTTTATGTTCAAGACCCTCTAGTAAATAATCAAAATTTGACTCACACTCAAAAGATTTTTTACCTATGAAGGATACAACCTCTAGCATCAATAGAGTCCTCTCAAATTAGTTAGAATGGTTTTTTGTATGTGTTCTATTGTCATATCTCCAACATCTTTCTTTGATATCGCTGGGAACCTTAAGGTGAACATCCTGTTAAACATACGCTGAATTTTGACCTTAGCCTCTCGGCCAGATTGGTCGTTGTCTGTTAATATTACCAACTTGGTGATACCGCTTGTCATTATCTTGTTTTTTTGAATTTCCGAGAGTTCTTTACCAAAAATGCTTACACAGTTTCTTACTCCTGCTTCGTGCATCCTCCAAACGTCGCCCTGTCCTTCTACTACGAATAAACATGATTTATCGTGGGCGTGTTGTATTGCTCTATAATAGTTATACAGATAGTCGGTTTTCTTGAAGTGTTTTGAAAAAATATATTTTGGTAGCATATAAGACTTGGTAGACCTGCCTATATATCCTGCGAGTATTTTTTCATCAGAGTATATTGGTATAACGGCCCTGCCATACATGGGAACATTTTTATCTCTACAGTCTTCGACTTCAAAATATGAAAGGGTTTTCTTTAAAAAGCCTCTTGATTCAAAATATGGAGAGCTACCAATCGTTGGCACTCTATTTGCAGTATGCGACTCCCTATCTATGTGCTTTTTTCTAAAGACCCCGACCAGGCTTGAGAATTCATTCTCAATATTTTCACTAATTATGTCTGTTTTATACTCGTCTCCAATAGAGTATAATTGACATATATATATTAAGGCGTCTTTGAATTCCTTATCTACGCCACTCTTGACAGAAAGTACTGCCCTTACAAAGCCGTATATATCCCAATTTTCTTCGTGACAGCCCCTGGTCCAGCATTTCCACTGTTTCTTTTCTTTGGAAAAGGAAACCCCCTTGGGATTATCACTGCCCTCATGGATTGGACACTTACAAAAAACAATGTCTTCAAATGATTCATATTCTATTTCAAAGCTTTCCAATAGCTTTTCTAGGTTTTCGTACACCAAAGACTTAATTTTGTTAAGATCATGCTTCTTCTTCATCAAATGGTAACTCCGAGCCTTCGATTGCTCCTTGCGTTTCCCTGTGTATAATGAATTCATCTCTAGTCCTTAATTCTTCCAGTTTGCTATATTCTCCATACATTTTCATGTTTATATAGTTACCATCCATCAATCCTGCTCCATGTCGAGCCTTTAGTGTCACTATCTTTCTATTCCCAGTCCCTGGACCATCTTCGGCTAATTCTTCCACGGACTTTAACTTAAATATACTGAAAGACGTACAAAGCCAGATTAATCTATCTGACCCAGACACAGCATCCGTAGACTCTTTCGTTATGCCATCACGGTTCAACTGAACAAACGCCAGACAGGGGAAGTCATACTTCACAGCAAGATTATGAAGTGAAGTAATCTGGAAGCCAAGGGCCTGATACTCTTGGATATTGTTTTTTATAGCGGAAGAAGACATTAGCTTTAAATAGTCATAGAGCACTAAACACTCATTGGTTTGTCCGTTTTCATCCGTTCCAACCTCTTGCATCATCCACCGCTTTATGGTGTTTATTATTGTTTCAAAAGGTGCTCCCGAAACGCTGACATATGTATAGGGTATCTCTTTTATTTTTTCTGTAGCTTCCTTTACCTTAATGAATTTTTCTTCGTCTTCTAGTGAACTTCCCGTTGCTATTTCGTTAATAGGTATACTGGTTAAGTTGGCAATGATTCTATTTAAATGATCCTCTTTAGACATCTCTGTGTCGAGCATTAAGACGGGGATACCACGGGATGCTACATTTAAAGCTACGTTATCTGCAAAAACAGACTTCCCAACTCCTGGCCTAGCTGAAACAAGATCTACACACTTCCTACGTAAGCCTCCCCCAATTACCGCATCGTATCTTGGAAACCCCGTAGCTACACCTATCTGATCACATTTGTTATTAATAAGAAAGTCAAGATACTCTTCGATACCATCGCCAAGTTTTTCTGGCTTGGCATTTGTCTCATCCTCTCGTAGAAATTCCATTATAGGGTTTTCGATTAACCCAATAATATCATCTATGTTCTCATCCCCATTTATCTCATCAACATCTCTGCCGATCTTCGCTGCTAAGGATTTAATTTTTCGAGCAAACTCGAACTTTTTAATCTGGCCCGCAAAGTGTAAGACGTTGTCTTTCTTTACTGGGAAATCTATCAGCGACCTTATATATTCTAGTTCCTGTTTAGTATTTACAGATTCTGAGAGGCCAAGTTGGCTTGCTGCGGATAGTACTGCTGGTATATCAACCAATACCTCATCTTGAAGAACTTTCTCTAAGCACTTATATAATATTTGGTTATTTTGATGTCCAAAAGTTTTATGATCAATAAGATCACACACTTCAACATATGATTCTATTCCATACGCAAAAAGCCCAGCCAGCACAGCTCTTTCTGCGCCAACGTCCATCAACTTTAAACTCATTATTTTTTACTTTCCGCCACAGCGGTTGCACCTGTGGTATACCCCGTAGGTATGCTTAGGGTCAACTTTGAAAGGCTTTCCGCACGCATGACATTCGACCTCTTCCATCTTGTGTTCTCTTCGCACACGTGGTGTCTTTTCAAACGTGGGAGTCTCAATATCTCTAGCTTCTCCCTTGTCTGTCCATTTGTTTTTCTTTGCTCTCACGGGCTGTCTTCCTTCTTTTGCTGAAGTTCTATTAACCGTAAAATCTTCATTAACCGTATTCGATTTCTCTTCATTTTTCACTCCTAAAGGTACGTCTGGTTGAAGGTCAGCGACTTGGTTTACAAGGCTCTGCTTCTGTTCTTCTGTTAAGTTTGCCAAAATATTCTTAATTACTTCGTCGCTATTGGAATCTATCATCTTCTTTTTCCTTTTTCTATTAAGCAGTCTGCCTTCCTTCTGACTATTTGTTCTTTGTTTTTTAGCGAAGAAACCCTCGCCTCCGCTACGCTGTTCCATTCGTGTATCTTCTTTGCCACTGTATTTTCTCGAATAACAGTAGCTTCTTTCATCTCATGTTTTGTATATTGTGAAAAGTTTTCGGACTCCTGAGATATTATAGTCATTAAAGATGCTTTACACCAGTTAATTACGGTATCTTGTTTGCTTTTTTCTTGATTTATATGGTCGGCATATTGATAAAGTAGGTATGCGTAGTTAAAGCAGTCGTCTCGCGTTAATTTGTCCATATCCGAAAGGGACATATCCTCTGGCAGTCTAAATTCTTCCTTAAATTCTGGTGGGCCAAGATTTTTTGCCTCGATATATTTATCAATCCCGGCTAAAAAGTTTTCAAGTCTCTCTTGCGCGGTCAATTTGGTTTCTCCAGTCTTCGTCTGTGTCTAAATAACTAAACTCTACAAGGGTTATCTGATTTATTTCACACCATTCTTTTTTAATCACATCCCTCCTTTTATGTCCGTAGAACCCAGCCCTCGTCTTGTGAAAAAAGGGACAGAATTCGTAGTGTTGCTTGCCGTGGACCTCAACTCCTATCATAACACTTGGAATCAAAAAGTCAAGAAATAAAGCAGATTTTTTGCTAGGATTTCTCGTTCCTGGTAGTTTTACCTCTTCAAGAACGCTATATCCCTTGAATAGCCCTCTCAAGATTTTTCTTGTTCGCAGGTGGTAGCTTGATCTTTTCTTTTGGTCGTCACCTCTTACTATGTACTTTTTTAAATCAATCCGGTACTCTCTACCGTTGATTCCTTGGACCTTCATACAATTTCTTTGATTTGATTATGGATGAACTGCGTTATAGCCTCGTTCTCTATTAAGAAATCTGTTAACTTTTGGATACCTTGAAACTTGAAAAACTTGCTAACAGCCTCCAAGTCGTTAAAATCAACATCATTGGCCTTTAATAGTTTTTTTATTGCTGGATCTGTTCTATTATCAACAGCTACTGATATTTCATACCAGGCTCCTGCTCTTTTTACCATGCTAAACTCATTTGCTAGCTGGGCTATTTCTTGAGCCTCATCAATTCCAACGCCATACCTAATCCAGCCTTCTGCGGTTGAGTTCGGCGTGCCGCCAGCGGCAGATGTTAAAATCTTCCAATTGGCAATCTGACCAATGTGCGGACCAGAATCGTCACCAGACTGTAGCCACTTACCTCTATGTGTAATTATCATTTTAGTACCGGCCTGGTATTGCACCATATTCCCAGAGTCTTCCATCTTAGCAGGCGCCCATCTGCTACCTCCAGTGTTCGATATGTTGTGTAGTATGAAGATCAAAATAGCTTTTGTCCTTGATACATCTCCAGATATTCTTTTAAGAAACATGGACATTAGTCTTGGTAGGCTGTTTCTAACCCCTGTCCTGATCTCTCCTTCTAATTCTTCCTGTGGGACCATGCTTGATACCGAATCAACAATAACAACCAAGTCTGGGGTGTTTTTTACATATGTTTCTAATGCATTAAGATACATTTCTGCTGAGACTAGTGGCATTTCGTCGGTAGCCTGGACAATTTTGATTTTCTTAGGATCGAACCCTTTGATTCCTGTAAAGTTTTCCTTTGTCATCCGACCCTCGGTATTAAAATAGATTATAGTTTTACCCAGAGCCTGGCACTTCGCTGCAAAGTATAGTGCCGTTGTTGTTTTTCCAGTTTTAGGCTCACCGCCTATGATAACACAATTTCCCTCTCGTATACCACCTCCAAGTGCAATATCTAAGGCTGGAGAGACACTTAGAGTCTCAAAGGTTTCTAGTTTTTCAAGTACCTCTTCTCCACTCTGTATGATGCCACCATATTTTGATATGATCTGATTGCTGATGGGGTCATCTTTAAACTTAGCCACTTTCTTTTTTGCCACGTTCTATACTCCTTAACTTGTCAAGCTTTGATTTTTTGCCATAAGATTTTTTTCTAGTGGTCGCTTCTTTTTTTATATTTAGGTTTTGATCTGCATTATTTTTTTTAGATTTCTTATCTAATTTTTGTTGAATCTTATGTCTATTGATAATAGATTTAGCCCTCGGGCTATTCAAAGAGAATATTTTTTTGAATTGTGGTGCC